GTGTTGCAGGAAACCTACGCAACTGTCGACATCAAGCAAAAGATCGACTTCACCGCAATCCCGAGCCAAGTTCGGGATCAGCTGCGTCAAGCCATCATGAAGCAAATTGACCTGAAGCCGAACGCCGAATGAAACACGCATCATTTGACATTGGCGAGTTGTTGGATAGCTTTTCAGCAGAACAGCTGCTGGTTGAGATCGAGAAGGCAGATTGCGAAGAGAGCTTCGTTGAGTTCATCAAGGCTGCATGGCACGTTGTGGAACCTGGACAGCCCTATTCCCACAACTGGCACATCGATTTGATTGCGGACCATTTGACTGCGATCACTGACGAGTTGATGCTCGACGACGAACAATACTACAATCGTCTGTTGATCAACGTTCCTCCAGGAGCGATGAAGTCCTTGCTGACCAATGTGTTCTGGCCAGCTTGGGAGTGGGGGCCGCGCAATATGCCGCACCTGAGGTATGTTTGTGCATCGCACAGCCTCGACCTCGCTATTCGTGACTCGACGAAGATGCGCCGATTGATCCAATCCGAATGGTATCAAAAGCGTTGGGGCGACCGTGTCAAGCTGACAGGTGATCAGAACGCAAAGACCAAGTTCGAGAACGCAAAGACTGGGTTCCGTCAGGCTGTCGCGTTCGAAGGCATGACCGGAGCGCGTGGCGACAGGGTCATCATCGACGATCCACACTCCGTGGACAGCGCGAACTCGGATCAGATGCGCCAGTCGACTGTGAACACATTCGAAACCGCTGTCCCGACACGTCTGAACAACCCTGACAAGTCAGCCATCGTGGTCATCATGCAGCGTTTGCATGAGGAAGATGTCAGCGGCATCATTCTCTCCAAGCAGCTGGGCTACGACCACATCATGCTGCCGATGGAATACGATCCCTCCAGAGCCTTTCCAACGCTCCTGGGAGCCGAAGATCCTCGGGAAGCCCTTGGCGAGCTTCTGTTCCCTGAACGCTTCCCCAAGCACGTTGTGGAGCGTGACAAACGCACCATGGGCACGTTCGCTGTTTCCGGCCAGTTCCAACAAACCCCAACACCTGCCGATGGCGGCATCATCAAGCGCGATTGGTGGCAGCTCTGGGACAATGACAACTTTCCCTCGTTCGATTACATCATTGCCAGCCTCGACACGGCCTACACCCTGAAAACCGAGAATGACTTCACCGCAATGACGGTGTGGGGAGTGTTCTCCGAGGATCCGGTTGCCGAGGCATCACGCTCCCTCGACCGCACAGGCAAAGGGTTCATGATGGAGCGGACCTATAAACAGCCGCACCCAAAGGTCATGCTGATCTATGCGTGGCAGGAGCGGCTCGAGCTGGCGGAGTCTGTGCAGAAGGTGGCGCAAACCGTTCAACGTTTCAAGGTCGACACCATCCTGATCGAGAACAAGGCGGCGGGTTATCCCGTTGCGCAGGAGCTGAGGCGGTTGTATTCCCACAAGGGATTCCAAGTCATCCTCGACGACCCGAAGTCCATCGACAAGACCGCAAGGCTCTATTCCATCCAGCATTTCTTCTCGGAGGGGCTGATTTATGCGCCCGACAAAAGCTGGGCAGATCAAGTCATCACCCAAGCTGTCAGCTTCCCAAAAGCCAAGCACGATGATCTTGTTGACACCATCTCAATGGCCTTGCGTTATTTGAGAAGAACAGGCATGATACAGCGACCCGAAGAAGCTCAGGACGACAACGAACGAAGCCGCCAGCATCAAGGCGTTTCACCTCCACCGCTTTATGCTGTTTGAAGGAACTGAACAATGGCATTGCTCCCAGGACTAAGCCCCAACCTCCGCCTCCCTGCTGAAGAGCCACCAATGGGTGCTCCGCAGGACGACATCGTGATCGAGTTGGCGGAAGAAGGCGGCGACAAACCGACCATGGATGAAAAGGGCAACCTTTTGACCATTGAGCATGACGATGGCTCGATCACGTTGACGTTGGACGGTGCTCCGCTCGGCAAGTCCGAGGATGAAGGGCCAGAGGGTTGGTTCGACAACCTCGTTGATCAAATCGGCGAAGGCGAGCTTTCCCGCATCTCCGAGGAGTTGTTGAAGGGCATCAATGACGACCTCGACTCCCGCAAGGAGTGGATCGAGGATCGTGCTCAGGGCATCAAACTCCTCGGGCTGAGGATTGAGCTCCCTGGGATCTCAGGTGCGGCAGACGGGGCTCCGGTCGAAGGCATGAGCAAGGTGCGGCATCCCCTGTTGCTCGAGGCAGTGCTCCGGTTCCAAGCCAACGCACGCTCCGAGCTGTTGCCCACGGACGGCCCAGTGAAGGTTCGCGAGGACAACAACAACGCAACCCTCGACTCCGACACGCTGGCCAACGACCTCGAAAAAGACTTGAACCATTACCTGACCAGCACCGCTCGGGAATACTACCCCGACACCGACCGCATGCTGTTCATGCTTGGGTTCGGCGGCACGGCGTTCAAAAAGGTTTATTTCTGCCCGTTGCGGAATCGGCCTGTGAGTGAGTCGGTCGATGCGGATGACCTCATTGTCAACAACGCTGCGACGGACTTGTCCAACGCGAGCCGTGCGACGCACCGCATCTACATGCGGCCATCGACAGTGAAGCGGATGCAGATCCTGGGAGCTTACAAAGACATCTCCTTGAGCACCCCGAAGCAAGTCACCCTCGACTCTGCGCAGCTCGAGATGAAAGCGCAGCAGGGCATCGCCGCAAACCAGATGAACCCCGAAGATCGTGACCGCGAGATTTACGAATGCTATTGCGAGCTGGACATTGTTGGTTTCGAACACACCCGCAATGGCAAAGAAACTGGGCTCGAGATCCCTTACCGTGTCACGATTGACGTGAGCAGCCGTCAGGTGTTGTCGATTGTTCGGAACTACGATGAGGACACGGCGGAACTTCCTGAGTCGCGCCAGAACTTCGTGAAATACACGTTCATTCCTGGTATGGGGTTCTACGACCTCGGGCTTTTGCATGTGCTCGGCAACACGACCAACGCCATCACTGCCGCGCAAAGAGAGCTGTTGGATGCGGGAATGTATGCCAACTTCCCTGGATTTTTGTATGCTGACACTGGCGCAAGGCAGAACACGAACATCTTCCGTGTGCCTCCTGGAGGCGGAGCGTTGGTGAAAACGGGCGGCATGCCAATAAACCAAGCCATCATGCCTCTGCCATACAAAGAACCGTCTCAAACATTGATGGCTCTCATCGAAAACATGGCTCAAACAGGCATGCGCCTCGGCGGCACAGCCGAAGCAGCCGTGGGCGAAGGTCGGTCGGACGCTCCTGTCGGCACCACAATCGCCATGATCGATCAAGCCACCAAGGTTCTCAACGCTGTTCACAAGCGGATGCATGCCTCTCAGGCTGAGGAGTTCGCGATGCTTGTGCGTTGTTTCAAGGAGAACCCTGAGAGCTTCTGGCAACAGAACCGCAAGCCAGCTCGTGCCTGGGATCAAGAAACCTTCCTGCGTGGCGTGAATCAGGTCGACCTCGTTCCTCAAGCCGATCCAAACACCGCGAGCCAAACTCAACGGTTGATGAAGATCATGGCACTGAAACAAATTCAGGCCTCGAACCCAACGCTCTACGATCCGATCGCGATCGACACGGCGGCGTTGAAAGCGGTGGGTTGGTCGAACCCTGAGCAATTCATGATCCCGCAAGAGGCACAAGGCTCCCCTCCTCCTGAGATGCAGAAGGAAATGGCCGAGATGCAGATAAAGAAGCAGGATGCCGACACGAAGCAGAGCGCGGCTCAGGCTCGGATTGCGTTGGATCAGGGTCGTCTGCAAATCGACATGGCCAAGGCACAGCAAGAGGGTCTCGCGGGTGGCGAACAGCAAGGGCCAACCGAAAAAGACGCTGCTGAAGTTCAGATCAAGAAGCAACTCGCCGATGCCAAGATGATGGAAACCAAGCTGAAAGCTGCTGCTCTCCAGTCGAACATGCAAAAAGACATTCGCGACAGTGAAGTCAAAGAACAGGAAATGCTGGCGAAGGAGCGCATCCAGATGATCGATCTTGCGCAGAACCTCGCCGTGCATCCTGAAAGCGAGGACGAGGTCATTCGGCTCCTCGGCAGTGTCATCCCCGCCATCACAGGGAATAACCCACAATGAAAAACGATGTTATGCAGCTCGCGAAGTCGGTGAAGCTCATTCGCGTTGGGAAAAGCGAAGGCGGCGAGTTGAAAGACCCAACGAAACGCGCAGCATTCGCGAGCCTTTTCACGCCTCGGGAGGCAAACCTCCCAGCGACCGTGGTTTCTCCTGCGCCAGCTCCCGCAACGCCGGAAGAGAACACTTCCCTCTCCAATCGTTCGCCGTCCAAAGGTCCAGCCTCGGCAGAAAGTCCTGACCTGATTGCCAAGGCAACTCAAACATTGATGGAGGCTCCGGTAACACGGAGGAAGTTTTTGGAGACCTCTCGCAATGCAGTTGCTGCCGCGAGACAAGCTCCAACAATCTCCAAGCTCCTGAAGCCGACCAAGATTGCGGAAAAAATTCGCCCTGATAATATTAGCACAATTCAAAATTCGCTGGAAGAAATGTTCAATCATTTTGAAGAGTCGGGATACGATCCTTCCGATCCTTATGAGATGATGCGTGATGCGCTTTCGGGATATATGAAAAATAATCCTGATAAACCAACATTGAAAAACGTTAAAGCTGCGATTGATGAGCTTCATGATCCTGAAATTTGGTTGAAAAGTTATTATGATCATATGGATTTGACTCCTGAAGAGATCAATCTTCTTTCTGATAACGAGCATTTGCAACAACTGCTCGACTATCATTCTGAAAATGTTCTTCCTGATTACGGGAGACATGAATGGTCGGAATTGAAAGATACTGCCAAAGAAGCGATGGAAAACCCTGCCATCAAAAAGTCCGAAGGCGGCGAGCTTGAATTACGCCGCGCAAAGATGGCGAAAGAGCGTGCGGGTGGACAACAGCTCCCTTCCTCTGTGTTCATGCCGGACGTTCCTCGTCAGGTTCGTGCGGAAGGTGGCCTCATTCACAAGGAGAGCGGCGGTCGTATTTCAAGGGAGCAACAGCTTTTCATAGATTATTTGAAAAAGCATTACCCTGACGGCATCATTTTGCACCACGAAACTCCTGGACATGAAGGCCAATCCATAAGGAAAAATAAACTTCAGGGAGGTTATGGAGTTTTTGCTGCGATCGATGCGCCATCGAATTTTGTTACGTCAAAAAATAAAACGACAACAAAATTTAGAGTTCCTGCCAGCCAGTATGAACATATTTCTCCGGACATGGGCTACGGAGGAGACGAAGATGAGTCGACTCACAACGATCCGTTTATTGATTTTATGAATAAGCACCCAAACCCAAAAGGTGCATATGTTGGGACATCATATGAAGAAATCCCAGATCGTTGGGTAAAAGAAATAAAAGAAACCCATGATGATGGGCCGAAATATTTTTCGAACGGCGGCGACGTAGCTCCTGAGATCAACAACCCAATGTCGGTATTTCCGAAACCGCAGCGCATGTTCCCTGAAGGCGAACGTCCGGCAGGAGGTCAATATTTATCCATGCCTGACAAATCGGACGTGACTGGCCACAAATCGGCTGCAGCTTCGATCGGCATTGGCAGCGACGGCAAGCCTTATTTCAATGCGTCGAAAGATGCTGTGGATGAAACAGGCACGTCCGGCAAGGGCAACGCTGTCGCAAAGACCAACCTGTTCAAACAAAAGGCAGGATGGAAATGGCAAGATGCGCCAGAGGGCCATGAATCAACCAGCACGATTGTGTCGGTGGAGCACCGTGGCAAACATTACTATGCGTTGAACGCTCATTTTCCCAAAGGCGTAGATTTTGCAAGGTACGAAAACTCTCCTTCCGAGCCAAGGCTACGCCCGACAACTCGCGGCAACGTCGAGCTCGGACCAGAGGCCGGATCGATCTTGGTCCGAGGGAAAGAGCACCCTGTTTATCACCATGTCATTGTCAAAGCGGACGGTGGTCGTATCCACAAAGAAGATGGCGGAAGCCTCGCAGCTCGTCGTGCGGAGGCTCAGGCCTACATAAAAGAACTGATCGAACAACGCAAACAATACGAAAAAGGTTCCCCTGACTACGATTTCTACACGAAGCAAATCGCCGAGCAGGGCAAGATCGTTGCTCAAAAAGCCGAGCCGGAACGTTCGGTCGGCATGGGCCACAATTCGCCGCCCGAAGAAACCGCACCCGAGAAGCTCGACCGGAGATACAATGAACTCGGGTTGTATTCGAAGGCGGCAGAGGCAGCTCGTGCCTCGAAGCAAGATGAGATGAAGCTGGGAGAGTGGGCTAAGTTTTTGAAAAACCAGCCTGGAGTCAAAAAGGAAGAGCTTGAGTGGGGGCTGAAACGCCTCGACAACATAAAACCATTCCCTGTTGATGGCGAGCCCGAGGAAGATCCGAACGACAAAAAGTTTTTTAAGGATGAAATCGCGAGCGCATTCGAAGACGAATCTCTCGAAGGTTACAGGAAAAGCGTTCGCTCCAACAGTTTGAGAGAGAAATACGAGAAAAGAAAAGACCATTATTATACAAACTGGGAGGCAAACGGTTATTCAGATCGGCCGCATGCTGCTGTCATTGCCGAAGAACTTTCAGAAGACCCAAACGCGATTGAGAGGTATTTTTCACAATTTGGCTATGATAAAGATGCAATTGAGAATATCGCTTACAATTTTAAACGTGGGCGAGATTACAATGACACATATTTTCAAGACAAAGGATATTCTGACGCTCAACTTAAAAAACAAAGGACGGATTGGGCTGCAAACTATTGGCTAGACAATCATAGAACCGAGCTTCGCTCCCTCGCAAAATCAAAAAGTCCAAAGTGGACAAAATATCAGCTTTCGGAAGAAAAAGAAGGTGTCGAGCCGCTCGAGAACTATCGGGAGATCATTCCGCAGTATCGCCCAGATGAAAAAGAGCGATTCACGTTTGAAACTCATTTCCCTGAAAAGAACCCGCTGTTCCATCTCCGGCTCGGAGACCGCAAAACTCCGGACGGCAAAAAAATACTGGAGGTCGTGGAAGCGCAGTCCGACCCTGCGCAACAGGGGCGAGGTAAATTTTTGAATGATGAAATGCATCAAAAATTGCAAGACGAATATGCTTCTTTGAATAAGGCTTATGGTAATGCACATCATGAAATAAATACACTTCTTAACAAGCAAGAGGAATTAAGCAACGAGCTTTATAGAAAAATTCGAGACTCTTACAGCGATAGCTATCAAGGTGCAGAAGCTGCCTCGCAAGCGATGTTTTCCGATTATCCTGGAACTGAATATCCAAAATTGGCCATGAAAATTGACATATTGTCGGAACAAAAATTAAAAATCCAACAGAAACTAAACGAAACACAACAAAAACTCAAGGATGTTATTCCTGAATACCCTCATGTCGCAAGCTCCAACGCGATAACAAATTTGATGATAAAGCAAATTCTCCATGAAGTCGCTGCGGGAGACTACGATGGGGTAACGGTCAACCATGGTCCAACCCAAGCCGCTCGCTGGCCAAGCAAAGAAGGTGCTGCGGTCGGAAAGTGGTACGACACAACGTTCATCCCTCAGCTTTTCAATGCAATGAAGTCGCATGATCCGGAAACATTGCACTATGGCCCACAATTTGTTCCGAGGAATCTCGAGGACAAAGACGGAAATCCTGTGCTCGATCCAAAAACAAACGAGCCGATCGACCTTTGGAAAACAAAAGGTTTGAGTGAGTCAACTCCAACAAATAAAGGTTTTTCGGTTTCGAACAGAGATCCTAGCCTTAACAGAAACCAAGCCGGATTTGATTATTATTTCAATGATGATATTCATGGATATGGCAATCACGCTCCTGCAAGGCTGCAGCTAAGACAAGATGTGCAAAATTGGCATCACCAACAACGGCCAGACGTTCATGAATCGCCGGAAGCTGTGCGAGTGACCGGAAACGCCATCGCGGATTATTTGGAAGGGAACAACATTCCTTTCCCGAAAAAAGACGATATGCAACAGCCCATGATCGAGGCTTCCCCGACCGCAAAAGCGAGCATCCTGAAAAATCAAACGTTGTACAAGCGTGGCGGTCGCATTGGCTACGACTACGGCGGAGACGTTCGCACTGGCGATAACCCAGGTGGCGCGGCGGACGCAAATCGTCCTGCGGCAACCTCCCCCGATGCCGACCGGAATTACAACGCTGGTTCCGGTACCCAAACGGCTGGTCCAAGCGGCGGCAACCGCCCTGACAACCGCCCTGACAATCGCCCTGACAACAGCAATGATCGTTTCAACATTGGAGGCGGCGGCGCACCAATGCCTCCTCAGCGAGGAGACGATAGTTTTTTCGGCAACATGGGCGGCAACATTGGGTCTGTTTTGGGTGGACTTGCGCTCGGGCCGATCGGAGCGATTGGCGGAAGGTACCTCGGCAACCAATTCAATCAGCCCGACAATTCGCGCTTCGAAGCGAAGAATGATGAGTTCGGGAATCCTGTCGGGAACAGCGGCGGTTGGTTGGATTTTCTGGGCAACTCCGGCAACCCTCCTGCTCCAATGACCAGCGACAATCGTCGTGACCCGATTGTTCAGCCTCGCAAACCTCGGAGACGGGTGTTGATGCCAGACGGAACTTATCAAGAAGTTGAGGAATACAAATCTGGCGGCGAAGTAAAAAGCCCCATTGCCAAAAAGACAAAAAAAGAACATAATAGTCCGATTGTCGAGTTCGCCCTCAGCAAAATCAGGTCTCTGCCGCGAGGCTCTGATTACCCCTCTCGCGGCATGCGGGGACGCCCGTAATTGCAACCTCCGGAGACTACCATGGAATATTCCGCCAAAACTGCACGTTCTGCGATGAAGGCAAAGGCAAAACGCCTCTCCTCCACCGACCCACAAAAAAAGGTTGACTCGTCAACTTGGTCGCCTTCCGAGCCATTGAACACGGATGTTCAAACTGGCATGCGTCCATTGAGCAAACGCTCATACAAAAAAGGCGGCAAAGTCGTCGGCAAAGCTGATGGCATGAAGGCGGCAAATCGCGCTGACCGGATGCCCCGCAAGTCGGGCGGTCGTGCAGAACGCTACCTCACTCCTGACAACCTGATCAACCGTGATCAGAAGATGGCGAATGAGGTTCGCGAAGGCGGCAAGGCGCACGTTGGCGGCTTGAAGCGCGGAGGCAAAGCGTTTCCTGACATGACAGGCGACGGAAAAGTTACCAAGGCTGACATTCTCAAGGGTCGTGGCGTTCTTCAGCATGGCGGCAAAGCCAAGAAGTTTGGCGGTGGCCCAATCGGAGAGAACCCAATTGGTCAGCAGAACCAAATGATGGGTCGTGCTGCAGGGGCGATGAAGAAGGGTGGAGCTGTTCGCAAAGCGAATGGCGGCATGCGTTCTGAGGGCACAGATTACGCGAAGTCCAAGAGCAAGATGGAAGATTCCCATGAAAAGTCTATTGCCGCTACTCATGGCGAGTTTAATCCTTTTGCCTCAAAACGTGTCAGCCCTAAAGAAGGGATGATGGCACGGAAACAATTTGCTTCTGATCTTAAAAACTACGACCGGACGGCTTCCGAAACTGGTTACAAAAAGGGCGGTCGTACCCACAAAGCTAGCGGCGGTTCATTCAGCGAAGCGTTCAAGGCGGGTCGTGCCGCGATGCTTTCAGGTGGCCCAAAAACGTTTGAATACAAAGGTAAGATGTATTCCACGGATCTTGCCAAGTCTGCTCCATCAGGCGGTTCGCGCAATGTTGGCATGGGCAGCGCAAATGCAGCTCGTGCTTCACAGGCTTCCAAACGTTCAGAAATGGCGGCAGATCCTAAAATGCAAGAAATAATGCAAAGAGGTTCAATAAACTCTCGCGCAATGGCTCGTCCTCAGAACCAAGGGCAAGGACCAACTCGTGAAAATGAACCACAAGCAGCCGTTAACAAAATAATGCGAGGACAAGTTGAGCAAGATGCGTTTGATAGATTTGCTCCAAATCAATCAGACTATCCTCTTGGAACCCAACTGCCTGCGTTTGAAGGTAGATATGAGGAAAAGCGCGGCGGCAAGGTCAAGTTCGAAGGCTCCGCGAAGGATCAGGCCCAAGACAAGAAGCTCGCGGCCAAGCGCGGCATGACCATGAAGCAGTGGGAAGCGTCGAAGGCTGATGACAAGCACGACTCGCAGAAGTCCATGAAGGGTTTGGCCAAAGGCGGTCGCTCTAATGATGATTCTGCTTTTGAAAAGCCTATTCTTCGTTTGAAGAAGACGGTTACTGGTTCAAATCCCGCTAAATCTTCAAAGATTTACAAGGATATGGATTATAATGAATACCGTGTCAGGCATTATCAGGACGGTAAGCATCTTGAGAAAGCCGATTACTTTGCAAGCGATATGGATGACGCGAACGATACCGCAAACGAGTTTGTCAATAAGAACCGTGGCGGTCGTACCATGAAGTACGGCGGAGGCGGCGTATTCTCGGGCAACTCAACGACCAAGATACCTGGTGCTGTCGGTGGACGCACAGCTCACGCAAAGGGCGGCAAGGCAAAGGGCAAAGGCAAGGGCAAAACGCACATCAATATCATCATTGGTGCGCACGGGAGCCCCGCTGGCGGCGGCATGATGCCGAATGCACCAGTTCCTGCTCCAATGTCCCCGAGAACACCTCCAATGCCTCAAGGTGGTCCTCCAATGCCGCCTCCAGGAATGATGCCTCCAGGAGCTGGCGGTCCTCCTCCAGGAATGATGCCACCTCCAGGAATGATGCCACGGAGATACGGTGGTCGTGCGACCCACGTCATTGATCATGCTGCTGGCGGAGGTTTGGGTCGGTTGGAAAAGGTCAAGGCTTACGGTTTGACTGGACCGAAATAAGTTCTCGGAAGCAATTCCGTGAAAAGGGCCGGACGCTTTCACCCCTCTGTGGTGTCCGGCCCAATAATTAACAGAGGGGAAAATCAGAGGGGTCTGAAATGATATTAAATACGACGCATCAGCTCAGTTATGAGTTGAAAAGAATGATCGGAGCGGAATATGAACGCATCCGAGACAATCTTGCCGCTGGTTCGGCATCTTCATTCGATGAATACCAGCGTCAAGTCGGAAAAGTTCAAGGGCTTTCGCTTGCACTTGAATTTGTGAACGAAGCCAAGGCGATTGCCGATGGTGAAACAGTCAGAGGGGAAAACTGACATGCCTGCAATGAAAATGTACCACGAAAAAGACCCTCGAGAGCTGCTCGTTGAGCAGGTTGGAGACATTTCTGATTTTGAATTGTTCAACAACCAAGTTCTTGTTGCGCTTTATCTCCGACCAAAGATAACAAAAAGCGGAATTATTTTGACTGATCAAACAGTCGACGAAGATATTTATCAAAGCAAGGTTGGCCTCGTGCTGAAAAAAGGCCCGACTGCTTTCCAAGACGAAGAAGGTCAATGGTTCAAAGAAGTAACCATTAATGAAGGCGATTGGCTCGTTTCTAGAGCATCGGACGGCTGGACAATCACGATAAATAGCGTTCCTTGCAAAATTTTGAATGATGTCAATGTCAAAGGTCGCATTTTAGATGTCGATCAGGTTTGGTAAGGAGCCAAAATGTCAGAAAACGATAAAAATGATATTGAGTTGGTGCTTGAACCGCTCGAGAATGAAGTTCCAGCTGAAGACATTCAGGTGGAAAAGGTTGAAGATCACCCGAGGGATGAAATTTCAGCCGAGGACGGCATTCGAGAGCTGAAATTCAAGCTCGAGGAAGAGCGTCAGGCTCGTTTGGACGCTGAAAGGCGGATGAAACAGGCCTCGGAACAGGCAACTGCTGCCAAAAGCGAGGTCGATGACACGAATCTCCGGCTGATCGACAACGCAATCGACACAGTGAAGTCGAATCAGCTTGCATTAAAACGTTCTTATGCAGATGCGCTCTCATCCGGCGACCATGAAGCGGCTGCTGACATTCAAATGCAGATGTCGGAGATCTCTGCACAGAAAATGCAGCTTGAACAGGGCCGGAATGCGTACGAAAACAGGGTAAAGGAGCTGAAAAACCAGCCTCAAGCTCCCTCCGACCCCGTCGAAGCCCTTGCTTCCCAGCTTTCGGGACGTTCTGCAGACTGGGTCAGGTCTCATCCGGAGTATGCAACGAACCCTCGCCTCTATCAGAAGATGATTGCGGCCCACAACCTCGCGGTTGCGGACGGGATCGAGGCTGATTCGGACGATTACTTCAATACGATTGAAGATACGTTGAAAATTCAGTCGCGTCGTTTCGTTCAACAAGAGGATTCTGCCTTGTCAAGTGCTTCCGC